ATAGTATTATATCGTATATATTAATATCATTGATATTAACCCCGTATATACATGCAACGCTAATGAGATGTAACATATTGAAGATCGCGTATACATAATATATTAAAATAAAAATTGTTTTATACTTTTTAGCACCTTGAAATCCTACATAACAAACCATAGCAGAAAAAACATGCCAGTAATTATAAATTGTTAAAATTAAATTTAATATTAATTCGCAAACAACTAATACACGTATTTTCTTTGAGAGTTCAATCAGTTCTTCATATTCTTCATTTATATTTGCAGATGCTACATCTATAATTATTATAGATGTAGCATCTATAATTTGTGATTCCGGGATGGTTACACTCGGTTCTACTATTTGAGCCACGGGTAATACTTTGCCACAATCTTCACTGCTTTCTATGGAAGACATATATATATATGTCTATCTTTTAAAATATGTATACAATAAATAAAACAAGAGCAATAAAAATATTTTAATCTCGCTTCTAAAACAATGGTTGTACTCTTGTAAAACCGCACGTTTTATTCTTTGAAATGATAAAATACCGGGATATTGAACAAAACTTGCATCCGAATTTGTATCCATATAAACTGGGCAATTGAAAAATAAAACATTATCCATGTCTACCTTTACAAAATCATACTTAGAATAAACCTTATTTAATAATATCTGATCTACATTTGGATTATTATTATTCTTGTGATGTTCCAATAATTGTTTTATATATTTAACATACCCCATATACAATCCTGAATTTACAATTACATTGTTTTTATATTTGTAAACCTTGTTTTGACAATAATTAAAAAGCAACTTATAAAATAAATTACTCTGTTTATTATAACATTGTTCTTTGGATAATATTACTTTCGTTTTATCATCATTTATTAATGAATGAAATTTACTAATTATCGTATTCATATTATTATTAATAATAGAATCAAAACCATCTACAAATACTACAATATCAGTCTCGGGTATATTTTCTAAATATTTTAATACAGCTAAAGGTTTATCTCTTAGTCCATTCCATTTTAAACCGTATCCCAGCGTGATAACATATATATCATATTTATTATTAATTAAATCATTATAATAACCATATGTATGTGTAGCATATGTTATTATATGTGTATCGGGCATTTTAAATAAATATAAATATATATTTAAATATATTAATCACCATAAATATTCATGGCTAAGCACTTTAGGATTGTAATAACCCTTAGATTTTTTTTTCTCTTTTAAAATTGCTTTTTCCCTGTTTTTCTCTCCTGAATGCCTGTTATAATAATTTCTTTGACGATTTTTATCGCCATGATCACGCCTACTATACAACCCTATATTAGTTCTGTCTTTAAATTGTTGATAATCCTTATGTCCAAAATGTAATTTCCTTGTTTTTTGTGTTAGTCTGTTTTTAACTATTGCTGTATATTTTTTATCTCCAATACCTTTCTCAAAATTAACGATTGTTTCTTTCATTTTATAACCACCCCCACCTTGTGTCTTGGGTACCTTTCTTGTACCTTTATTATGTTTCTTCATGACTGCCTTAGCTAGTTTTAATGCCTTGCTTTTTGATGTACATCCCTCTTCTAATATTTTGTAGTCTACTGCCGCAGCCTTTCCGCCTGTTATTGAACTAGCCAACCTTGCACGTCCCCATGAATGAGCCGTTTGATTCGGTCTACTACCAGAACTATAATACGCACCTTGTCCCTTTTTAATAATCTTACGCAAAGATTTAACTGAACAACCTGTTTTCTTTGCCAACTTATTGGAAGCGGTTATTTTGTTTATGCCGTATATTTTTTTAGCATTCTCAATATGACCTGACGACTTTGATTTAAAAGACCCTACTTTTTTTCTAGTATGGTATAAATTGGATTTATACTCTCGCCGAGATTTATTTAGTTCTTTTTTTTGAGTAATTTTATCAACCACTGATAAAATTGTCGGTATATATTTTTTGGGATAATTTGACATATATATATTTTTAATTATATATAATTAAAAATATATAATTTAAAATATATATCAAATAGTTATATATAAGATATGGTTTTATCTGATTTCGAAAAAGACCAATTAAAGAAAATGATAGAAGCAAACGATACAAAAGACATGACTAATAAAATACGCGAAAATAAACATAGCTCAAAAATAAGAATCTCTATTAATTCTTTCATAAAACATAAAAATGAAAATATGGAATTATTCAATAATGATAAACTCGAATTTGAAAAAATAGTTCTCGTAGATTCTGGGTTCTTATTTAAAAATTACACTGATATTTATAACAAATTATTGAAAGACGAGATTAATATAAAAATACTTAATAACTTTTTAGATTTACTCAAACAGATTGAAGATGGAAAGTTAGACCAACATGAAGCATCTTTTATGGTTGGAAACTTATTAAAAGAAATGTATGTTGACAGTGCTATAAAACGTGCCGAAAAATTAGATGAAGAATCAAATAAACATGTAAACCCTGTATTACCATGCAAAGAAATATCTTGGACACAATATAAAACCTTAAATAGTTAATACCTAATACTTTCTTTTACTTATCATGAATGCTGATGTAGACAGCAAAAATATAATTATAAAATATAATTGAATACTTTTATTGTTTTTATTTTTCATATTTTTTTCATCAATATTGTATGTGTCATAATAATTACTATAAAAGTCATTTAAAGAAATTTGATTTTTACCTAAATCTTCATTTACTCTATTGTGAATAAAATGCGTCCATTTCACGAAATCTTTTCTACTGTCTAAATACGGTAATATTGGATATAATTTTATAAGATTTATAAAATTATTGGAACTTTTTAAATCCGGAATAAATTGTGGAAGACTTTGGACGAATTTATAATGATCTTTTTTCTGAACCGCATTCGGATTATTTGGATAATTCATTGCGATTGAGTGTATAACAAACCAATAATGAGGACCCCATATTTCTGGATTCATACATATAAAAAATATTAAAAGATTACTATTATTACATATTAATAAATGAAATCATTTAGTTTCTGCAATAATTGTGGAAAATCTGGTCATATATTTCAATCTTGCACCGACCCTATTACAAGTGTTGGTGTTATAGCATTTAAAAAAGAAGATGATATAATAAAATATCTCATGATATGCAGAAAACATACACTTGGATATTTAGATTTTTTAAGAGGTAGATATAATATTTTACATATTGCATATATTAAAACGCTAATTGATATAATGACATTAGATGAAAAGGCAAATTTATTGAACTATGATTTTGATACTCTTTGGAATAATTTATGGGGAAATAATATTGGGGTTCAATATCGGGGTGAAGAAACAAGTGCTAAAACTAAGTTTACTGAATTAAAAAATGCACAATTAAAATATTTACTCAATAATAGTGTAACAAACTGGAAACAACCCGAATGGGGATTCCCAAAGGGACGTAGAAATTATCAAGAAAGAGACCTTTATTGTGCCCTTAGAGAATTTACGGAAGAAACTGGATATAATAGTGATACTATTAATCTTATAGCTAATTTAACTCCATACGAAGAAATATTCATCGGTTCCAATAATAAGTGTTACAAACACAAGTATTTTGTAGGATTAATAGATAATAGTATAGAACCAGAATTTGATTTTCAAGATACCGAAGTAAGTATGGTTGAATGGAAAACATTTGAAGAATGTAAAAATCACATAAGAGATTATAATTTAGAAAAAGTAGAAATTCTTGAAAAAATAAATACTTTTTTATGTGAAAACAATCTATGTATATAAATTATTAATATGTATAAATTATATATGGAATTAAAAGAAGAAGAAAACCTATTACAAAGTACTAAATATGATTTTTTGTATCCAAATTTAAATGATCGTAATTTTAATATTAAAATTGCTGAGAAAAAAGAATTCAATGACACTGAATATAATGGAGAGATACATGATGTAAAAACACATGGCGACAAACTATGTAATGCTAATTTTGAGCTTTCCAATCATCAAATTTTTGTCAGAAATTTCTTATCTAATCAAACTCCATACAATGGATTACTATTATATCATGGTTTGGGTACTGGGAAAACCTGTTCGGCAATAACTATAAGTGAAGAATATAGAGAATACATGAAACAAATGGGATTAACTAAACGAATAATTATAGTTGGCAATAAAAACATACAAGACAATTATAAATTACAATTGTTTGATGAAAGAAAACTTGAAAAAATTAATGGTTACTGGAAATTATCCGGTTGCACCGGCAGTAAGCTTATAACCGAAATTAATCCTATTAATATGAAGAAAAATATGACTAAAGATAAACTTATATCACAAGTAAATAACATTATTAATTCATCTTATCTTTTTCTAGGTTATCGTGAATTTGGAAATATTATAGCCAAAAAAATTAACAAGTTTGCAAATGAACCTGACTTGAAAATTAAACAGAAAAATATTGAAACCGCTCTAAATAATGAATATTCTAATAGACTTGTCATAATAGATGAAGTTCAGAATATTAGGCTTACAGACAATATTGAAGATAAAAAAGTAGGGCAACGCCTATTAGACTTAACTGGATATGTTAATAATCTTAAACTTATTTTACTTTCCGCCACACCTATGTTTAATACTTATAAAGAAATTGTATGGTTATTAAATTTATTAAATAAAAATGACAAACGAAGTATTATAAATATTAAAGAAATATTTGATAAAAATGGGAATTTTATAAAAGACGTAAATGGGAATGAAATTGGACAGGAACTTCTCATACGAAAATCAAGAGGGTATGTATCATTTATTAGAGGAGATAACCCATATACCTTTCCATATCGTATATATCCTGCTTATTTTGACCCTCAAAATAGTATTAAAAACATGTCATATCCTAGAACTCAAATAAATGGTATTCCTATATTACAGGGTATATCACATGTTGATGTATACACGGTCGTTATCGGTTCTTATCAAAAAACCGTATACGATGAAATTACAAAAAAACTCAGGAAAAATTATAAAGATATCATAGAACCTAATTTAGATAAAGGATTTGGATACCAAGAACTAGAAGCTCCTTTACAAATACTTAACATGACTTATCCTAATTTAGATGAAACTACATCTGATATTAAAGAACTATATGGAAACAATGGGTTAAAAAACGTAATGAATATAAAAAAACCGCAGGCTGAGTTTGAATACAAATATGATGACATGAAAATATTTCAAAAAGATATTATAGGCAATTATGGTGCGAAAATAAAAAAAGTTTGCGATTCTATTATGATTTCCGAGGGTATAGTACTTGTATATTCACAATATATAGATGGTGGGATAGTCCCTATTGCTTTGGCATTGGAAGAATTAGGATTTACTAGATTTGGACGTGAAAATCTATTTTCTAAACCACCTTCCGAATTGATAGATGCGGTTACTATGAAACCTAAAAGTAGCGTTGAAACAAACTTCAAACCCGCTAAATACTGTATAATATCCGGTGATATTGTTTTGTCACCTAACAACAGCAAGGAAATAAAAAAAATTACAGATTCAAATAATTTATACGGAGAAGAGGTTAAAGTAGTATTAATATCTAGAGCAGGTTCCGAAGGTATTGATTTAAAAAATATACGTCAAATACATATTATTGATCCATGGTATAATATGAACCGCATAGAACAAATCATAGGTCGCGGTGTAAGAACATGCAGTCACAAAGATTTAGAGTTTATCAAACGGAATGTTATGATATTTCTATATGCTACATATATTAATGACAGAGTTGAAACACTAGACTTATATTTGTATCGGTTAGCAGAAATTAAAGCATTAAAAATAGGAAAG